CGACACAACTACCAACTCACCGGGTTCCCATCCGTTTACAACCGCTTGTAACCCCTTCCATGTACTATCTATTCGTGGATGTTCTGGCTCTTTTTGCAATTCATCATACAGTTCAACAGAAGTGACCACTCGATCAGGGCCGTTGTATTCCTTCAAATAACCGAGGCGGGCTAGTCGTATGTTACTTTCCGCCATAAGCTTATCAATCTGTTCGGGGGTGTAGTCATCAAGTTTCGTTACGTTAATCATGATTGTTCCTCCATTTTCTGGAAGTCATCGGCAAGGGCGTTAGTTTTGCGGTTAAGTAAGGAACCTATCCTGTCCACCGGCTCGCCACTTGGTCCTGTACGCCTTAAAAGGATGATAGGGTCAATCTTGTCCCTCCAAAACGAATCAGTACGTGCATTCTCCATGGCCTGCACAATCTCGTCGGCCGTGTAATCCTCTAGCCAATACGTGAGGTTCTTCTCAAACCCCCTGTAGCTTCGGAGAGACTTCGAGAAGATGCGATTGTATTCCGAGAGGATGTACGAGCACGCTCCTGTATTTTCCTTATTTTCTTTGTTTTCCTTATTCTCCTTATTGTTTGTTGTCATCTGCTTGTCATCTGCTTGTCGCTTGCTTGTCATCTGCTTGACCTCCTGCTTGTCAACGCTTTGATATAGATCATAGTTATTTACCGTTATGATGGTGTATTTATTGGTTGACTTGCTTGTCAACTCGCCTGTCGATTTTAGCTTATTTATCGCAGTTCGTACCTGCCTTACTGACAAACTACTTTCCTTTCCTGATAATTCTTGGCTCAAATGTTGATACGAAGTAAGGAGTTGCCCACGCTTAATTTCAATCCCCTGCCACCTTGCATCTTTGTGGTTTGCAAATATTATCAAGTGAAGAAAAACTGCCTTGACGTTCATGTCCTTGTACCACTCCCATTCTGCAATAGACCTATGGATACTTACCCAGCCATTATTCACAGCCGCCTCCTTATCTCTTTGATTTGTGAAGGGTTGGAGATGTACAAGTACATATTGTCTCTAGTAATGTCTTTGGCCCATACCCCTCCATTGGTACACTGACAATAGCCATCGTTAAACTCGTAGTATGGCGACTCTTCGTTTCTATAATCATAAATGAATGGCTTGCTGCATGTAAGACAGGTGTTCTCAAGGAATCTAAGTTCACTCATCCATCTGGCCATTTGTTCTGAGGGACCATAAAGGCGTCTCAGGGTTTCAGCAACTAAGTGGAGCAAAAGGTAACTGCTCTCATAGTTTTGAGTTGTCCTTGCATCTATCCACATTACAAACCATCCCATGTCCTCCAGTCTTTTTGTTCTGTCAATATCGAAATGTAACTTGTCTGCCCCAGAATGCCACTGCTTGCTTTGCACCTCTATAGCGATCTTTCTAATTGGGTCTGCAAAGTCTATGAAGTATTTTCCTGCTGGAAACTCAGGTAGAAACTTGAGACCGAAAAGCCTAATATCGTGCCACACCCCAAACTCTGCCTTTGACAGTAGAGAACCCCAGTCTCCATATTTATATGGATCTGTCCACAGGTGAGAGCCTTTTGTACTTAGTACTACCTCATCTATTGGCCATAAGGATTTATACTTGTTACGCACCTCAATACGTTGTTTATACGTCATGTGGATCTCCTTTCTGATCAATATAGAACCTCCTATCCATTCCATTTTTAGTAGGGGTACTTTCAACCCTTATAAGGTTAGCTTTTTCTAATTCATTGATAAGGCGGGCGATATAGGTAGGGTGACAATCAAGGACTACGCTTGCCTCTTTATTGGAGATTTTAATATACTCATCCTCTTTGTTTTCCCATAGATAGGTGAGAGCAGAAAATAGGTCAATAGCTTTAGGGGTTAAACGCTCTTGCCTATTCTCCTCGATGTAGGTTATAATTGACTCATTGGAACTCATACTTTCAATAGCATAACCCACTTTAAAACGAAAGTCAAGAGGTGGGTTTTTGCTGATATGTAGGCTCAATCGCATTAAGGCAATAAGAATGTAGGCGCGCCGGTTCTCTCTTTACTTCTATGTGATTAGTGGTATAATGTGTGGATGGAAAACACACACCGAAGCATCAGCATCCCCGACGAACTATATCTAGCGTTAAAAGCACAACTTGCCACTGAGGATACCAACGTGAGCGCGTGGGTGAGGGAAATGGCACGTGAGAAACTTAAAGAAGCTATGTTGCGTAGAATAGCGGAGGAGGGCAAGTGAGCGATGGCTATGGGTGGTACGACTCCCCGTATCCTGATACCGACCATAGGTTGGGTTGGGTGGTAATTGGGCTTCTGGTTATTTCGATGTTACTAACGCTTTTTTTTACAGGTAAAAGGAGCATGGAAAATTCATCTACAAGACCATGTGAATCTTTTGAATACTACAGTGCAGCCAACATACCAGCGCGTTGTCTTGGATATTGGAGTTTGGAAAAGTAATGAGGATGAGCTGATACCATGGAACCAATAACATTTGAGGCAGACATCCAAGAAGTTAAAAGCATGAAAGCCAAGAACGAGCTTGACCGTACCTATCAGATCAGACTACTCACAACCGACCCACGTATCATGGCGTTTGGGACTATTCCGGGCGACGAACCCGTTCAAATCACTATTAGTGTAGAATAGAGTTATGGCTAGGTTAACTGTTGTTACTCCCGAAAAGATCACAGAATTAAAGACTGCTTTTGCTATCGGCTGTACTGATGAGGAAGCTTGCGCGTTCGCTAATATTGGAACTTCTAGCTTTTACCGTCATTTAGAAGATAAACCAGAATTACGGGAGGAATTCGATAGGCTTAAAGTTTCACCCATACTAAAGGCTAAGGACACTGTAGTTAAGGCACTACGAAACGCTAAGGATGCACAGTGGTATTTGGAGCGTAAGGCTAAGCATGAGTTTGCTACTCGTACTGATATCACAACGGATGATCAGCCTATTAATATCACAACCATGAACTATGTCCCAAAACAAGATGAAACAAGCGAATAGTTTTTTAGGGGTGGTGGTCTTTTTCTGATGTCTAATATTACAATCCCTTACATGTACGAGCCACGGCCGTATCAAGTTAATTTGTTAGCAGCAATAGACTCTGGTATTACCAGGGCTGTAGCTGTGTGGCATCGGCGTAGATCGAGCCGGTAAAGATAAGACCCTCATTAACCTCGTAGCTAAAAAGATGATAGAGCGCGTCGGTACGTATTACTATTTCTTTCCTACTTACAAGCAAGGTAAAAAGATATTGTGGAATGGATTAGACCGTGACGGGTTCAAGTTCACCGACCATATCCCCGAAGCGATACGCAAACGTACAGACAATACCGAGATGCTTATTGAGACTATCAATGGCTCGATACTTCAAATCGTTGGTACTGACCGATACGACTCAGTTCGTGGTACTAACCCTATTGGTTGTATCTTCTCTGAGTATTCGTACCAAGACCCTAACGCGTGGAATACGGTGCGCCCTATCCTAGCCGAGAATGGTGGATGGGCTGTGTTCAACTACACGCCAGCAGGCGATAATCACGGCAAGGACTTATTCGAATTAGCTCAACAGTCAAAAGGTTGGTTCTGTCAAAGACTAACGGTTGATGATACTCATGTGATTACGCCTGAGATGTTGCAACAAGAGAAAGAGGAGATTGTAAGACAGAATGGAGATGACTCATTGTTTATGCAAGAGTATTACTGTTCGTTCGATGCGCCTGTTGTTGGTTCATACTACGGTAAATGGATGACCGAGGCTGAGCGTGAGGGTCGCGTTCTCGACTTTGGTTATGAAACAAACATACCAGTACACACAGTGTGGGATTTGGGTGTTGGTGATGCTATGTCAATTTGGTTTGTGCAGATAGCAGGTAACGAGATTAGACTGATTGATTATATGGAGTCAGAAGGTGAAGGCCTCAACTACTATTTCAAAGAGATGCGTGAGAAACCATACGTGTATGGTAGGCATATAGCTCCACACGATATTAAGGTTACAGAGATGACTAGTGGCATTACTCGTATCGATACGGCATCTAGTCTGGGAGTAAACTTTGAGGTGGCACCAAATGTTCCTATTGATGATGGTATCCAAGCTGTACGTTCTATTCTTAACCGTTGCTATTTCCACAAGACCAATTGCGAACGTGGTATATCGGCCCTCAAGAACTATAAAAAACTATTTGACGATAAGCGAAAAACATACAAGAACGCACCAGACCATGACTGGTCATCACATGCTGCTGACGCTTTCAGGTACTTAGCGGTGAGCGGACTTGATGGTGGTGCTGGTAATGGAAACCCCGAAGTGTACAATAGTAAAGTAAGAACTACCCCTTCTATATGGTGACAATGGAAGAATATAGCTATGACATGGAGACTGAGAACAACGCTGAGCAAGCTGAACAGTTGTTACAGACGTTGTTTCCCGACCTTGCAATTATCCGAGACCTGATGCTTACTCACAGGTTAGATCATACAGATATTATCGAGTTTTTTACCAATGTAGCCTTAGTTCAGCGCCGTGGGTATGGCACGGTACAGATGGTTATAGCCGATGGAAAGATACAAAAGCATGAGGCTACGATACGAACACTTAAGATGACCGAGTCACAGCAAACGGTCAAGCCTTAGGGTTATGGTAGAATATAAGCAGGTAGCAGGAGAACCTTGTACCGCCTTAGAGGGCGGTTTTTTTATATGCCAGATCAAACATTTAACATCAAAGATATAGCACGAGATGCCCGTGTCCACTACGACGAGTCAAAGGCCGAGCTAGACGTTCGCATTACCCATTCAAAGCAAGGGTTCGATGGGTATGACATGTTATATCGCTCACAGATTGATCCCGCCACATGGCCCTACAACGCTAAAGTATTCATACCTCTCGTATTCAAATCACTCTACGGTAAAGGTTCACGACTCGTCACGGGTAAAGTTAAAGGTACGCTGGTTGCTGGTCCCGGTGGTAGCGAGCTAGGGGCTAAGGTAGGTACCGAACTCTTATCAGCACAATACGACGACCACGATTTCTACAACAATGAGTCAATGATTAAAAAGATATTCCGGTTAGACCAGAACGCTCGTA